AGTTGAGCCGCTAGTATACACGATGGCGCTAAGTACTAAAAGAGCACATTTGAGTTCTTGGACGCCCATTCATTGAACGACTTGGTGTTCGTCAACGCGTTGTCGCGAGCCACAGCGTCCTTGATCAGCAGGACTTGGAACTCGGCCGGCATGCGCAGCGCGTACTTCACCACGCGTTCCATGTTGTCGGGCGTGGCCTTGGCCGCGAGGCCGGTGGACAGCGCGTACAGCACAGCGGGCTCTTCCGGCACCTTGGCCTTGTCGGGCGCCATCAGCAGTGCGTCGAGGTTGGGCAGGTTGCGGTGGTACTTCAGGTAGCCCATGAACTCGGCCGCGCAACCTTCGCCGACGATGCCCGAGTACAGCTCGTACTCGATGTCAGCCGCCGGTTGCTGCTGCACCACCTTGGACATGAACTCCCACGAGCGCGGCGTGGCGAAGGCCTGTGCGTCCTTCAGACGCTGCACGCGTTCCTTCTCTTCCTTGGTCTCGTTGCGCTGTTCGAATTCGTTCAGCAGCATCGGGCGGAAGCGGATGAAGCCCAGCACTTCGATCGCGATGTTGTGGGTCAAGGCCCATTCGCACCAGTCTTCGTTGTTGACCTCGTAGTTCAGGTGGGTGAAACGGTTCTTCAGCGCGGTGGACATCTGGTTCACGATCGCGCGATCAGTGCTGCGGTTGCCGGCGGCCACCATGGCCCAGCCGTCGGGCAGTTCGTAATCGCCCAGTTTGCGGTCGAGCACCAGCTGGTAGGCGGCTGCTTGCGTGGCCTGCGCTGCCGAGTTGATTTCATCGAGAAACAGGATGCCGCTGCCTTCGGTGGGCAGGAACGAGGGGACGTTCCAGCTGGTCTTGCCGACTTCGGTCTTGCCGACCTTGGTCTTGTCGACGCTGGGCACGCCGCGCAGGTCGACCGGATCGAGCTGCGACAGGCGCAAGTCGATCATCTCGATACCGAGCTTGTCGGCGACTTGCTTGACCACCTGCGACTTGCCCACGCCGGGGCTGCCGTGCAGCATGACGGGCTGCTTGGCCTTGATCAGGTATTCGAGGGCTTGGGTCACTTGGGAAGGACGCATTTCATGGACTCCGTGCGCTTCTTTGCGCGTTAAGTTGAGGACAGGGGTTGGAAACGGACAGTGCGCTGTTGCGCGTTGAAGAACGAGTAGGTGGCGATTGCGGTCACATCACCATCTTCTCGCAGCTCTTTCAGTTGCTGAGCCAGTTCGTTCTCGGTGCTCGCTGTCTGAGTGTTGGGCAGAGACGAGTGAACGGTCCAGAACATGATGGTGAAGCGCGGGATGACGGGCTTGGACTGCGACATGGTTCAGCCTTTGAAGTTGCGGTGGTCGGGCCCGGGGCTGACGATGTAACGCAGATTGCGGCCATCGCCTTCATTGCCATTCAGCTCCTGACGCTTGGCTTTCGCCAGCTTCTTGTCGCTGAAGTAGGCTCCGGGGACGGCACGGTCCTTGCCGCTGGCGGCGGTGTCCGTGATTTGGTAGAGACGCAGTTGGGCTGCCATTACTGGGGTACCTCGTTAGTAGGGTTGGAAGGAGAGTTGGCCTGCACAACGCCGTTGCGTGCCACGGTCGTCACGGTCATGAGCATCTTGGCGATGTCCATGTCCGAGCCGAGGATGCCGACCTTCACCTCGTTGTCTTTGGTGACGGCGCACAACAGCAGGCAGTGCAGGTTCTCGGGGAGCACAGCCTTGACCTCGTTGAGGGCTTGGCTGGCACGCGCGACGAAGGCGGCGTCATCGCCGGCCTTGATGGCATGGATTTCAGAGCGTTCGGTCATTGTTTGGTCTCCGGGCCCGGCACAGCGCCGGGATTGCCCTTGAGTTTCTCTATGAGCGCGTCGACCTCGGGCTTGACTGCTTCCATACCCTTGGCTTCGTCGGCTTTCTCTTTCGCATCCTTGACTGCGCCCAGCACACCGACGATCAGCGACTGCAGGCGCTTGGCGTGCAGGGCGTCGGCCAATGCTTTCTCGAGGCCGGGGACTTCTTCGAGCATGGTGTCGATGGCCATGACCATCATCTGCGCCAGAGCGTCGGGGTCGCCGGCGCTGAAGTTGCAGATGTGCATGGGCACCACGGGCACGCCATTCACTTGCGTGGGCGCGCCGGGTTCAGCGGGTGCTGCGTTGGCGACCATGCACAGCGCAGCGTGGACGCCTTCCTCGTCGTGACTTGTCACGTGATCGAAGAAGCTACGCAGGACAGTGCCAAGCTCGCGTTGAGGAACCGGTTTGTTGAACATGGTGAGTTACTCCAAATACATGAACAGGGTGGTGAGGAATTCGCGCGGCGACCTCATCTCGTTCGGCATGCGCAAGTGCATGCGGTTGCTGGCCGCGAAGCGAGCAAGTGCCTGCATGCGGCCGACGTGCGGATCGTGCTTGTCGCCGGGATGGCGGATCGACGAGGAGATCTCGAGCACGTTGCGCTTGTCGATGCGGTAGCAGAACGTGTAGCGGCCCACAGCGAAGAAGTGAACGCCATGGGTTGCGACAACGTGCTTGATCGCCTGCTTCTCGAGGGTGCGGGTGGCGCTCTTTTTGCGAGCTTCGAAGGCCTTGGGATGTTCTTGGACGAGGTTCATTTCAGCTCCGGGTCTTGGATGGTGATCTTGCGACGAGCCAGCTCTTCGTCGAGGCGCTTCAGATACGCTTCGGCTGCTGGAGCGTCGGGCGTGTTGAGGAGTTTGGCTTTGGCCAAGCGGCGGAAGTAGTCCCGGCGCATGGCGACCAGTTGCGGGTTGCTGAAGCCTTGAGGCTTGCGACCGCCGGGGAGACTAGCTGGTGTTTTCATGATTGAGTCCGCGATCGTTCGCTTCATCCTCCATGTAGCGCAGAGACAGCAGGCTGAGGCTGGTCTGTCCCGTCTGCAGCTTCGTCATCATGATGTTGCGATGAAGCAGTGCGATTGAGTTGAGAAGGTGATTATCTGACATCAGATTGATGTTGACCATCCCTTCAGTCTTGGTCATCCAACCGAGGTTTCGATCAGATGCTGTCCTTCCCGGTGGGGGAGTACGTTTCTCGACCTTGGTGCCGGCGCTTGAGGACGTGGGCGGCAACGTCGAGCTTGAGGTTGTTGGTTTGCGGGGCGCCATGGTCATCTCTCAACAGGTTGGCTGCGAGTTTGCCGGCGGCCTTTGGGAACCGTGCGATGTAGTCGCTCAGTTCCTGATTGCTGCGTTTGCGAGCCCAGCGCAGGACCTTCACCATCCGACGGTTTCGTTCTCCGGTACTCAAGCTCACGATGGGTAGCCTCCCTGATTCGATTGGCGCGATATGCGTTTTCATCGCGTTGCCCCAGTAGCTTTGCCTTGGTACATTCCACGACGGACTTGTTGTGCAGGACCTCCAAGGTTTCGGAGTCGAGCCGCTTCAGCCAGAGCTTCAGAGGCGTGTCGGTGATCAAGCTCGGCGACTGCAGCTGAGATCTTTCGATCGAGGACGGCACTGCCACTGCTGTATCTGCGGCCAGAGAGAAGTGCTTGCGCATATCGTCCAGCGTGTTCAGCCACAAGGGCGGCGAGGCCTTCAGTGGAGCGCCGAGCAGCCCAGCGCCTGTAGTCATGTTGGGTTGAGTCTTTAGCCATTGGCTATTCCGATGGTGTTCAGTTGTCATACTGCCCCAGACGCAATCTCTTGTTGTGCCTGTGCCAGCCATGCGGGGTCCACCTTCCAGTTCACCTCGATGCCACGCACCGAGCGGTTGTACTTCCACACGGGTTTGAGGTGCAGGCGGTGGTGCTTCAACGTGCTGGTCAGCTTGTTGGGGCTGGTCGGCATGTTGCCCACGGTGTACTCGAAGATCGTGTACAGCTCATCGCGCGTCAGCTTGTCGTGTGCGCCGATGTTGCTGACCATGTCCACGATCAGGTCACGGTACCCTTGCGCCTTGGTTTGGATCAAGGCGTTGCCGGGTGTCAGTGACTTCTGGCTTGGCAGGTGGTCCCAGAGAGTCTGGAGATCACCCTTGAGCAACGCATCGCTGATCGTGTCGATCGCAGTACGGCTGATATCGATCAAAGTGCTACGAGACGTCGAGATCAGCGGCGTGCGAGCACGATCGGCGTCAGCCGGGTAGTGCATCAGGTATGCGTAGAACTCAGGCAGCTCATTGTCGATCTGGTCGATCTCAGGGCCGGTAATCTGCAGCTTGTTCTCTTGGTAGCCACCGACGTTGAACCGGCGGTCATCAGGAGCCACTTCCACAGAGCTGGGCTTGTTCGACGCGAAAATCATCGAAGCGAAGTTCGGAGCGAGGTACGCAGGGCGGTACATGTTCCGAATGCTGATCATGGGCTCCACGATCAGGTTCTTCAGCTTGGCAGTGACCTTGGCGTGGTACAGCGACTTGCCAGCCTCGATCTCGTCGATGAAGACGATGAACTTGTTCTCCATGAACTCGGTGAACTGCGACTCCAGCTCCTCCATCCGTTTCGCAGCGACGTTTTCATAGCCAAACAACGGAGTGAGGATGTTGTGCATGAGCAAGCCCTTGCCCGTGCCCTGCGTGCCCTGCAGTACCCATGCCGTGCCGGCGCGGGTCTTGTGCTGCACGATCACAGCCAGCCAGTTGTAGAAGTGGTCGAGCGTGACCATGTCGTTGCCCAGCACGTGGTCGATGATCTTGTTGATTACCGGCGGCGGGGAAGCGACGGGTGCAGGCTGGAGGTCCTTGAATAAATCGCTCGGGTTGTAGATGTTTACCGTCTGGGCCTGCCGATCAATGACGTTAGGGTTGTTGGGCTCGAACACACGCTTCCAATCGGGGACGGACTCACCGAGAGGCATCTTGTTGTTCTTCATGAAGTGGCGCAGCTGTGTCTCGGATTTGGCCGGGTACAGCTCGAGCTTGTCGTTCACGGTGTCGTAAATGCCGTTCCAGTACACGCCGGATGTGAACTCGCGAAAGGCGAGGTAGATGTTGCCCTTGGCGTCGGGTGCACCAGACGCAGCTTGTTGGGTCAGCTTGGCCCAGTACTGCGGCAGCAGTTCTTGGGTCTTGTACGTGGGTTCGCCCTTGAAGTTGTAGATGAACTCAGGGCTCTCCACCGGGTGGTAGTAGGCCCACGAATCCCCACCGTTCAGGTTGAAATAAACGAAACCGCGTTCCTCCTTCATGTCGGTGATCGTGGCTTGGCCCGGGTTGGCCATGTACTCGACCGTGCCGTCGAACTTGTACTTTACGGCCTTCATCTTGGGCAGGCCTGCGGCCACGCGAAGCTCGGAGACTTTTGCATGGGTGCGATCGCGCAGCGCTTCCTGAAGGATCAAGTTGGTGGGCAGCGAAAGACGCTTGAGCGTTCTTTGCTCGAACGTAATCCGGGGGGAGGCGGGCTTGCCGCGCGAGCCCTTTTCAGGGAACGGGTCGGTGATGCCCTTGCCGAGGTCGGGCGGGGCGATGTACAGCAGCTTGTCGTTCTGGCAGGTGGTGATGTCCAGCGGCCAGCGCAGCGAGTTGCCGGTCTTGGTCAGTTGGAGCTGGCCAGACAGAGTGGGGCGGCTGAGGTTCAGGTCTTGGAGCCAGTTCTTCAGCTGCTGGGGGCGCACAGGCTTGTCCAGCTGCATGAAGATGTGGCAGCGGAAGCCGGCCTTGTTCTCGATGCCCATGGACGACGACCACTGGAGGATGTAGTCAGTCTCTGCGCAGCCGATATCAGACAGGAAGTGGTCGACGGACTGATAGCCTTCAATGCCATCGAGGTCGAGACAAATCCACTCGGTTAGCTCTTCGGGATTGGTCGTGCCCTTGCGGGACTCAGTGACCAGCTGGCGGCCAAGCTTGCCCTTGACCATGCAGTCGCCTTGCTTGGCGTACTTCTGGATGTGCCCATGAAGATCGTGGAGCGTGTGGCAGGTTTCTCGGTTCGAGGTGACCTCGTACACGAAGGGGTAGGGGTGCTTGACTAGCTCGTTGTTCACGAGTTCGTAGCGCTTGACGATCGGCTTGTCAGCGGTGAGGAAGAAGACGTCGAAACTCATTTTTGTGGCACCTCGAAGATCAGTTGGTGGACACCGATGCGCAGCGCTTGTGCCAGAGCTGCCATGGTGGCCAGTCGTGGATTGGGTGAGCGGCCGTGTTCGATGTTGTAGATCGCACGGGTAGTGAGACCAGTGAGCTTAGCTAATTCGTGTGGGCGAAGCTTCATCTGTTCACGCAGCATGCGGACCATCAGGCCGTTGAACTTGAACTGACGGGCCTTCATTGACCGGCGCTTTCTTGGTCGATGGCGGCGACGATCAGTTTGCAGATCGCATCGTTGCTTGGCACCTTGTGCGAAGGGACGAGGAAGTCACGGTAGTCGACGTGGAACGCTTTGGCGATGGACTCCAGAACTGAGATCGTGGGAACGTGGCCTTGCTCGACCTTGATGATGGTGGCGAGAGAGACTTTGGATGCTGATGCAAGGTCGACCTGCGTGAAGTTGAAGCGTTCCCGGAGCTTACGAATGAGGGCTGCGCGTACGGTCATGAGGGTTCTCCATGTGTAGAAAAGTTGGAAGCTAATCTTATCACAGGAATGTAGCTCTAGGAATCTAAGTACAGGGTTCTAGGGACTAGGTACTGTTCGTCAGGCACCGTAATGCACATCGTGTGGCGCTTTTCCCTCTGTACTACTCTACTTCTTACATTCTTTCATTCCTTACAAAACAAACTAAACTTTTGGAAAAAATAAAAGAACTATGTATATATGTAGTAGAGAAAAAGGGAAATTTATAAGGGTTTATTCGGCCGCCTCGGATTGAGAGAGCGTAAGAGGCGCTCGTGGGTGCTGCAGTATCTTCGGTTGGTCCGGCACGTTGCTGCCGCAGTGCTCGCACACGATCGTGCGGATGCTGGATAGGTCGGTGATCGACATCGGCTCGGTCATGTGATATCATCTACTCAATAAACATGTTGGAGCGTTGTGATGCCTCGTCAGTCTGATAGTGGTTGGTTCTTGAAGTACGAGTCTGTGAAGGCGCCGACTCGTCTGCTGCTGTCTCTGCCACAGCCCATGCTGGACGATGCCCATGCTGCTGCCAAGCTGCAAGGCATCAGCGTGGCAGAGCTTGCTCGTCGTGCCATGACACACCATATGTCGGAGCTGGCACGTGCGCACCCCGAATTGGTGCTGAAAGGGCAGGGCCCATGAAGTGACGGCGTTGAAAAAGAAAAACGGCCAGCCGGGAGTAACCCCAGCTGGCCGTTTCGTTCCCAGTGCTGCTCGCTGGCTTCTTCCTATTCAACGCGCAGCTGTCGTTGACGGGCTCGTATCACCTGCGGGGGTTTGCTGCCCCGTCCGGCTCCACAATTCCTTACGCGCGCAGGTCGTCCAGAGTGCGGACGTTGACGCCGCGTTCGATCGCTTCACCGATCTCGTCAAGGTGCAGCTTCTCGAACTCGTTGACCCAGTCGGTCATCGCCTTGATGCCTTCCTCGATCAGCGGGATGCTGGCGAGGTCGACCAAGCGGCGGCTGCGCATCACTCGCATCAGCACGCTGTCACGTGCCTTGTTGAGCGACTCCACCAGCTTGACGCCCATCTGATGCTGAGCGATCGTCGGCAGATTCGACGCGCTGTCCTCGTAGCCGTTCTCGCCGAAGCCGTTGAACGTCAGGACGATCGTGGGCAGCAGTTCCTTCAGCTTCTCGCGGTCACGCATCTCTTGCAGCTCGTGCAGCTGCATGATGGTCTTCTCGTCAGTGCGTGCCGCATCAGCTAGCGCCTTGACGAGCGCCTTGTCGAGCGGTTGCGCCTTCTCGGTCATGAACTTCAGCATGCCGTCGAGCGAGAGCGGTGCGTCCCACTGGGACGTGATGAGCGTTTGCAGCTCACCGTTCGCCCAGCCGTACACCGCGTGCAGGATGCCGGCCTGCTTGATGGCGGGTACGTTCGTGCCAAACCCCATCATGTGGGACAGCTCCTCCACGCTGCGCTCGTTCTCGTCGTGGTCGTTGCGTTGGTCGAGTGCGTTCGCTTGCGCCTCCTCGTCACGCTCCGTGCGCTCCTGCTCACGCAGGTGCTGGCGGATCGCGCCGATGCACTTGGCCATTGCGCTGTGCGTGAGCGCGCGCAAGGCCGGAATGCGGGCGGCATTGTCGAGACCGTTGATCACGTCAAAGATGTTCTTGGTCATGGGGTAGCTCCAGTTGAAAAGTTGCAGCAGACAAACCGGCCTGCAAGCGGTGGGTGGATTCACCCCGTCAGCGCCGCACGCGACGCTCACGGGGTGGCAGCCATTACAGCTGCCGGGTGCGTATGTCCTCCTATGGTTAGTAGATGTCAAAGCTGCTCAGGCATATCAATTTCTCCTAGTGAAATCTTTAATCAGCTGAACAGCTTCCTCTTCGGTGATGTCACCATCTTCGAGTTGCTGTTCCAGATCAGCGAGGAAGTCCTCGGGTGATGGGGCACGCTGTGGGCATAGCGCCTCCAGCGTGTAGCTTTCGAAGCCATAGATGAGGATCATCTCAACTCCTCATGTGTAAGTTGAAGCTGCCAGATGCGA